ATGGCAATCAAAGACAATCCGAGTAAAAAACGCTACTATCCACTTCGCGACGCGAGCAACCCTTACAAGGTTACACTCGTCGAAATCATTGAGACTCAGTACAGAGCTTTGTATCCTGAGATCTGGACTACCCAGAAGCGCGAACAGCATCATCATCGCTGTATGTGTACCAGAAAGTATCTCTGGAAATGTGACACCAACTGCGACCTATGTGAATATCATGCAGCCGGGGACATGCTTTCCCTTGATGTTCCTACGGAAGACGGCAATGCGAACATGTATGACACAATTCCCAATATCGCTCCAACTATGGAGGATGTTCTTTCTGATGCGATGCTCCTGGAACAGCTCATTGCAAGGTTCCGCGAGCTTGATCCGGATACAGACCGCATCATTGAACTTCTAGGCAATGAGCTTTCTGATCGTAAGATTGCAGAACAGCTCGGCCGCAAGCAGCGTACCTTCGCTGATCAGATGAAAATGATCCGCAGAGAGCTCCGTAAAATCCGTGGTTATTAATCCTACATATCATATGTAGCAATTCATCCCTCTTGTCATCCATAAAGCGATGCCCGGAGGGATTTTATATTTTTTCAAAATTTCCCCGCTCAAATCTGCCACTCATCTCCCGTGGAATGTGTAAGGCACGAAACAACAAGCCTTAACCATCACAGAAACGGAGGTGAAGCACATGAAGAAGTCCTACTTTGATTCAGGCGGTAACGACACAGAGCTGATTGCAGTACTAAATGCAATCTTCCACGTATCCGCAAGAATGGCGAGAAACATGACAATCCTCGCACAGCAAAGGCAATCAGAGAAAGGAGAACGTCGCTATGAGCAAAATGAGCGATATGGCTATTACCATCGAAGAGCTGCGCAGTGCAGCCTCTGCTATTAATGAAGTAGCCAACTGGTTAGCAGAACAGTTTGGTGGCACTGCTGACAGCACACCTGTCAAGAAGCCTGCTGCCAAGGAAGAAAAGAAACCGGATTTGAAGCTTGAGAATGTACGAGCTGTCTTAGCAGAAAAGTCCCGTGCCGGGCATACCGCTGCTATCCGTACATTACTTCAGAAGTATGGTGCATCCAAGCTATCTGCTGTTGATCCGAAGCACTATGAAGCCTTGATAAAGGATGAGGAGGTACTTGACGATGCCACCTAAAGGACATGCTATCTTATCTGCTTCCTTATCGGACCGCTGGCTCCACTGCCCGCCTTCCGCAAGGCTCTGCAAGACATACGAGGATAAAGGAAGCGATTATGCTACGGAAGGCACTGATGCTCACGAGCTTTGTGAGTACAAGCTAAAGAGGGCCCTGGGGATGGATGTCAGTGATCCGACGGAGAATCTCACCTGGTACAACGAGGAAATGGAGGACTGTGCCAATGACTATGCCGCCTACATCCTTGAAATAGTAGAGGCCGCCAAGGAAAGCTGCGCTGATCCGAAGGTTCTGATTGAACAGCGTGTAGATTTTTCTCGCTGGGTGGAGCAGGGCTTTGGAACCGCTGACTGCATCATCATTGCAGATGGCACCTTGAGAATATGCGATTACAAACACGGTCTTGGAGTCCTCGTAGATGCGACCGATAATCCGCAAATGAAGTGCTACGCGCTTGGAGCCCTGGAGCTCTTTGATGACATCTACGACATTGATAATGTCAGCATGACCATTTACCAGCCTAGACGTCAGAATATTTCCACCTTTGAGATTTCCAAGGATGCGCTGTACAGGTGGCGGATGAAGTGCTGAAGCCGACCGCAGATCTTGCCTTTGCAGGAGATGGAAACTTCCTCTGTGGCGAATGGTGTGGTTTCTGCAAGGCCAAGCACGAATGCCGTGCCAGAGCAGAGGCCAATCTCACACTGGCTCAGTACGATTTCAAGCTTCCACCTCTTTTAGAGGATTCGGAGATTGAATACATTCTCTCCCGTGCAGATGAATTAGTAGCCTGGGTATCCGACATCAAGGAATATGCTCTGCAGCAGGCCATCAGCGGTAAGGATAACGCATGGAGAAGTTAATCGAAATCATGAATAAAATAGGACTTCCCTTTGCCTATGACCGCTTTGCAGAGGGAGAAAGCCCGGATCCGCCGTTTATTTGTTATCTTACACCGAACAGTGACAACTTCGCGGCAGAAGGGCAGGTCTACTATAAGATCAATGAAATTCATATCGAACTGTATACCGACTGTAAGGATTTGTCGGCAGAACAGCGTATAGAAGCCGTGCTCGATCAGCATGGCATTTTTTATGAAAAATCCGAGACTTGGATCGAATCGGAGAAGCTTTACGAAGTCCTGTATTCATTTGAAATGGAAGTAAATTAACGATGGCTGAAAAAGCAAATAAGGTGAAATTCAACCTGAAGAATACTCACTATGCGCTCCTTACCATTGGTGAGGATGGCACACCCACCTTCGAAACACCGGTTCCAATGCCAGGCTCCGTATCGATCTCACTAGATGCAAATGGTGAGCCGGAGAACTTTTACGCGGATGGCGGTGTGTATTACGTGATCAATAATAACTGTGGCTATGACGGAGATCTGGAGCTTGCTCAGATTCCAGAGTCCTTCCGCACGGACGTACTGAAGGAAACATTAGATTCCAAGGGTGTTCTGATTGAAAACTCGGATGTGGAACTTGCAGCATTTGCGCTTCTTTTTTAGTTTGATGGCGACCAGAAGCACATCCGTCATGTGTTGTATAACTGCTCCGCTTCCCGTCCCGGCATTGAAGGAAAGACGAATGAGGATTCCAAGGAGGTACAGACGGAGAAGCTGTCTCTGAAGGCGGTGCCACTTGCTAATGGTATGGTGAAAGCAAAGACCGGAAATACCACGGATGCTACCACCTATGCTGATTGGTACAAGGCGGTATATGTGCCTGCAGCAGAGAGCGATGTAGCAACGCAGTCTGCAGCGAAGCCTACAAAGTCAGTAAAGGAGTGATTTGATTATGAGTATGATCCAGAAGATTGAGATTGACGGAAAGCAGGTGCCATTCAAGGCATCTGCCGCCATTCCGTGTATTTATCGCATCAAGTTCCATCGAGATATCTATAAGGATCTCGATGTGCTCGGAAAGGCAGTCGGAAACGGTGATGAAGGTTCATCCCACCTCGATATGTTCTCTAATCCACTGTCTGCAAACCTCAAAAATAGTCGAGTTGCCGGATTGGTTGTCACCCTTTTTCATTTTCCAAAAATCATCCCAAAATGCCTGACATCTAATCCACTGCCTCAAATCGTGACATCTAATCAGAGGTTACAACCTGACATACATTTTGCAGTAGATATGTTTCCATATAAGAAAACCGAGCTTTTTCAGAAGTCTGGCTTCAAATCCAAACCTCCGAAAAAGCCCGGAAATACTCTGCTTTCTGGCTT